CAATGTAACTGATGCATCTAGAGCATTAACTTTTACTAATGGTGCTTTATCAAATGGTAAAGATCAAGTAATTAAATTAACAGGAACTCTTGAAGCAAACGTTAATGTTACTATTCCAAATTCAATAGAAAAAACTTATATAGTTGAAGATGGATGTAACCATGCAGGTTTCACTTTAACTTTTAAAACTTCATCTGGAACAGGTGTACTTTTATGCGAAGGTCACACTTACACTTTATATTCTGATGGAACTAATGTTGTAAAAGCAGGTGAATTAAAAAAATGGAGAGCAATAACAGCAGCTGAAACAGTTCAAGCTGGTGCTCAACTTTTAGTAAATACAAATGGTGGAGCAGTTACAGTAACATTACCAGCTTCTCCAAGTGCAGGTGATGAAGTTTCATTTATAGATCAAGGATACGATTTTAATACTAACGCATTGACTGTTGGTAGAAATAGTTCAAATATAGCTAATGCAGCTGCGGATTTAGTTGTTAATACACAAGGTGCTGGCTTTAGTTTAGTTTATTCGGGAGACGCTACTACTGGCTGGACATATAGGGAGAAATAATAAATGTCTAATTACGAGGCCACAAAATACGATTTTGATGGAGCTAGCCTTTCAGGTGTTCAAGGAATTGCAACGGCAACTATTATGCCATGGTCTTCTTCGTCAGTACCGTCTGGATTTTTAGAATGTAATGGTGCAAATGTTTCAAGATCAACTTATTCTGATTTATTTGCAGTAATAGGTACAACTTACGGCGCAGGTGATGGTTCAAGCACTTTTGGTCTACCAAATTTACAAGATAACATACCTGTTGGAAAATCTGGTACTAAATCTTTAGCGTCAACTGGTGGAGCAAACACTGTAGCCTCAACTGGAAACGTAGCAGGCTCTACAGCCAATGCAACTTTATCAACAGCGCAACTTGCTTCTCATAATCATGGAGTTACAGGTGCGCGTTTTACTGGAAATAATAACGTTAAAGGAGCTCAAACACAGCAAATTAATGTTAACACACAAAATACAGGATCTGGACAAGGTCATTCACATAACATGTCTGCGACCTTTACAGGAGATGCAACATCTGTTATACAACCTTATTTAACAATAATTTATATTATAAAAACTTAAAGGAGAAAAAATGGCAACTAACGCAAATTGGACAGTAGTATTTGATGATAAAATAATTATTAAAAACTACTCAGAAGGTGCTAATGAAGGTGTAGGGCACAAAATCAACAATGATTCTTTTTGGAACGATTCTAAATGGTCAAATATTTGGGCAATTCAATATGTTTCAGGTAATGAAGATTATAGTGATAGTGTAGAATATAGAGATAATACAGCTCATACTTCATGGACGGCAGCTAACTTAGGAGATTTTAAAACTCAATTTATTGATAAATGGGACGCAGCTCATTTATCTGAATTACAATCTAATTGGGATGAAGATAATGCTGAGAGTGAAACTGAATCTGAAAAAATTACTAGATTAGGTGCAAGACCTACATCTTATTCCTCATAGGAGAATAAATGGCAAATTATGAAGCTACAAGATATGATTACGACGGTGGTAATATCACCGGACTTGTAGGAATTCCAACGGCAACTATTATACCGTGGTCTTCTTCTTCAGTGCCAACAGGTTACTTAGAATGTAATGGTGCGAATGTTTCAAGATCAACTTACGCAACTTTATTTGCAGAAATAGGAACTACTTACGGTGCGGGAGATGGATCAAGTACTTTTGGTTTACCAAATTTACAAGACAACGTAGCACTTGGAAAATCTGGTACTAAAGCTTTAGCATCAACTGGAGGTGCAAACGCAACTGCAAACTCTGGAAATGTTGGTGGATCAACAGCTAATGCAACTTTATCAACAGCGCAACTTGCTTCTCACTCTCATGATGGATTTCAACTTGGTATAGCAGATTCCATGTCTACTCAATATTGGCAAAGATTTAGTCGACAACAAAGATTTCCTTCTACCAATAGCACTGGTTCTGGACAAGGTCACTCTCACAACATGAGTGCTACTTTTACAGGTGATTCAACGTCTGTTGTACAACCTTATTTAACAGTAATTTATATTATAAAAACTTAGGGAGAAATGAACTGTGTCTAATTACGAAGCAACTAAATACGATTTCGACGCCGCAAATCTTACAGGCATTGAATTAATTCCTACTGCAACTATAGTGCCTTGGACTGCTGCTTCTATTCCAACAGGTTTCTTAGAGTGTAATGGTGCGAATGTTTCAAGATCAACTTACGCAACTTTATTTGCAGAAATAGGAACTACTTACGGTTCAGGCGATGGTTCAAGTACTTTTGGTTTACCAGATTTACAAGATAAATGTTGTATTTCAAAATCTGGTACTAAAGCTTTAGGATCAACTGGAGGCGCAAACACTGTAACCGCAACTGGAAATGTTGGTGGTTCTACAGCCAATGCAACATTATCTACGGCTCAACTTGCTTCTCACTCTCATGGAATAGGATCTGGAAGTGGTACACCTGGAGGTGGTAATAACGCTTTAGGATCTGCTCAATCAGGAATAGCTAATACTAATTTACAAAGCACAGGATCTGGACAAGGTCACTCTCACAACATGAGTGCAAACTTTTCTGGTGATGCAACTTCAGTTTTACAACCTTATTTAACATTAATTTATATTATAAAAACGTAATATTAAAATTACCTTAACATCATCCAAGAAGTTAAAATATATTTTTCTCCAGATAAAGGAGGATTACCTCTATGTAGATATGGAAATCCAGCGGGCCAAATAACTATTCTTCCTTTTTTTGGTTTTACTCTTTTTGAAAAATGTAAAAATTCTGTTTCTCCACCCTCTTCAACATCATTTAAGTATATACTAAAAACAAAAGCTCTAGGTTCATTATCAAATCCTTTACCATGTTCAATATGCCAAACGTGATAACCTTCCGTAGGTAAGGTTTTTTGAATTTTTAAAGAAGTAAAATAAAAAGGAACTCCATAAGCATCATCAGCTCCTACATTTTTAACATAATGATTCCAAGCTAAATCAAAATTTAACATTATTGTTTTTAACTCTTCCCACCATACATTCATATTATTTGGTGCTGCAAAGTATTGTTGATCTTGTTTTTGTAAAACAGATGCTTTTTCAAAACCTATTCTATTAATAGTATTATTAAATTTATTTTGATCTTCAAATAATTTAATGGCTTTATCACATTCCTCTGAAAGAATGTAATTATCATAAATTCCTATAAAATTATCTATATTAACTGTTTTATCTTTCATTTAATTTTTTTTTATAGTCAAAATGTTTATGTTGAGAAATATTGAATATTAAACTATATCTGTTTTTTTCTTCTTGAGATGTATCAAATCCATGTAGTATGTGAGGTGGAAATATATAATAATCTCCTGGTTCAGGATTTATTTTTAAATTTAATTCAGGAAGTATTAAATCACATCCTTTTGTTAAATATAAGATTCCATGAAGATCAGGGTGAATATGATAATCTAAACTATCTCCTTTTTTTATTTCATTGCCCCAAGCATTTTCAATAGTATTTTTTTCTAAAAAATGTTCAAATATGTCAGCATGAGTTGTTTGATGTTTATTAATAAGAAAAGTCATAAAATTAATAAAATTAGATTTATTTACAAAATAATTCCAATCCGTCATTCCACCTTTTACGTTTGTATAATTTTCCATTTTTGGATTTAAATTATTTTTTACATCCATCATAAAATTATGAATAAGATCAGGGTAAGGATAATGTCCAAATATAATATTTACTGTTCTTGGATAAGTAATAAATAAAGAATTTTTTTCTTCTGCTAATGGGTTATTTTTATTAAATAAACTAATCATTTTGCGACTTTCATTCTCTGTAAAACTAATATATAAAGCACTATATGCTACAAAAATTAAATTTCAAGCCTGGTTTTAACAAGATGGTCACAGATTCAGGAGCTGAATCTCAATGGGTAGATGGTGATTTTGTTAGATTTAGATATGGATTACCTGAAAAAATAGGTGGTTGGAATCAATTATCTATTGCAGGTGAAACTTTACCTGGAGCAGCACGTGCTCAACACACCTGGACATCTTTAGCTGGTGAAAGATATGCAGCTATTGGAACTTCACAAGGTTTATTTTTATATTACGGAGAACAGTTTTTTGACATTACACCATTAGATACAGCTATTACAGGATGCACATTAACAACTGTTAATGGCTCAAATGTTTTACAAGTTAATAAAGGCTCTCATGGTCTAGAAGTTGGAAGATATGTAACTTTATCTGGCGTAACTGTTACAGGTGCATCAGATTTTACAACAGCAGAATTAGAAAAAGCTTATGAAATTTTAACAGTTGCAACAGTAGATAAATTTACTGTGCAAGCTGTAAGAGCTGAAGGTGGATCAGGTATGACTGCCGCAGGTGCTGCAACTGTTAATCCTTACGTTGAAGTAGGTCCTGTTTTTCAAACCGCAGGTTATGGTTGGAGTACTTCTACATGGAATACTTCTACTTGGGGAACTGAAAGAACTACAAGTTCTGTAATCCTAGATCCAGGAAACTGGAGTCTTGATAACTATGGACAAGTTCTTGTTGCAACAATTAGAGATGGAGAAACTTTTACTTGGAATGCAGGAGCATCAAATGCTAGAACAATTAGAGCGTCTAAATCTACATCAGGTTTTTCAACTTCAGCTAACCCAACTGCATCAAGATTAACTCAAGTATCAGATAGGGATAGACATTTATTTCATTTTGGAACGGAAACAACTATTGGAGATTCTACGACTCAGGATCCAATGTTTATAAGATTTTCA